TAAATCTCGCAAGAGGACTTGATAGTCCTCGCTCTTGATGTAGAAGTCATAGGCCAAGGCATCGAATGAATAAACCTCACGAGCATTGACAGAGCGATAGCCCTCATCCCACTCGGCTTTGCCTGCTAGTGGATGGCAATGCTCGATGATGACTTGAGGCAGATAAACAAGGTTGCCAAGGTCTTCACCTAACTTCTTCCAAAAGTTGTCTAGGTATAAGTGGCGAAGTTTCGGTGGCACCATCCCGCCGAGGGCGCTGACGATGGCATTGGACATCATCACGGCAGTTGGCAGATTTTGGCCTTGGAGCAGGTCATTGCCATAAGCCAAGCCAGGGGCGGTGCCTATGGCTTTACTCAATGCAATATCCCAATCAGGTGTTCTGAATCTATGGTCATCGCCAATGAAGGTGAAGAAATCGTATTCATTGGCATACTTCTTGGCAGCGATATTGACAGGATAAGCCATTCCCCTTGTGGTGTTTTCAATCTCCAAGATGTATTCGACACCGACTGCGGTGCGATAATTGATTAGTTCCTCATCATCTTTGTCCACAACGAAGAGCAGTTCAGAGCGACAAGAGAACTGCCTGTGTGCTTGCAGAACTTCAACTGCATTCTTTGGCCTGCCTCTTGTTGGCACAAGCACTAGATTATTTTTCACTATCATTGATTTCCCCATAAATAGCGGTGTAAGCCGCCAAGTCGATGATGCTATCTTCGTGGTCAGGTGTCTGAATCAAACGAGCAATTTTGACAAGACATAAACACAAAGCGACCTGTGAAGCACTTATCTCTTTTTCAAGATAAACACTCCACAGGTCGGCGATGCGCTTGTGATTGATGTATGGGTCGCCATAAATATCTTGGCGATCCGTTGCGGTGAGGCGTTTAGCCTCATCCAAAATCTTCCCCGATTTCATTTTCTTACTTACTACCGCGCCCAAACTCTGTTGCCTTTGGGTCTATGGCCTTTAATATCGGGCCAAGGAATGCTGCAACGAAGCAGGCAACATAATCTTTCAAAGGGCGTGACGGGTCGGCGAGATAGAGAGCTGCGACTGAGGCTGCTCCTGCTCTTGCGTAGGTGCTACCAACTGCGATGAGTTTTTCTTTGTCGAGCATTTGCACTCCTTGAACTTAGGTCTGCCGAAGCCCACTATGAACACCGGCAGAGATGGAAGGACTTTCCCCCGATTTTTAACTTTGTAAGCGCGAATCTTACGACATACCTGACCACCATTGCGTTGGTCGCCTTTGACATCAGGTGAGGTGTTGCCTTCAATGACGATGACAGTGCCATTGGCTTTGACCTCTTCAACGATACCGATGTGGGAGATGCGGTCAATGCCATCGGCAGGAAAGTCAAAGAAGGCAAGGTCGCCAGGAAGAGGCGTGGCATCGGCGACTAATTGCCAACGCTTCGCCTCGGCGAACGCCTTTGCCCCTGCCGGTGTGTAGGTGCAATCAGGAATCTTCAAGCCAACTTGTTTGGCACACCAATTGACGAAGGCACCGCACCAAGGCTGATTCGCCTTCTGATACTTTGTTTCATTATCGGCAGGGCCTTCGATGTAGCCAATTTCTCCAACGGCGGTGGCGATAAATTTATCTGCTTGGCACATTTATTCTCCCGATTCAATCTTTGGTTGTTGCTTGGATTTTAGCCCATTGCCTGCCAACACTCCTGCCAATGATCCTGTCAGAAAAACAGTAAGCGTTGAAACTAAATCTATGAAGGCAGCATCATTTGGCGCTTGCTTCATAGGTTGTGTCACAAAGACCAGCGCCCACAATAAGGCAAAAACACTCATTGCAAAGACTAGAGCCAAGATGACTCCAATGGTGACAATGAGGCGAGCGTGTAACTCTTCAGGAGTTAGTCTTTTATGGCGTGACATCTTCGGGGATGAGGTCTTTTGTGCAGGTTCCTGTTGCTTCGCATTGTGGCGGGTTGCATTCAGGGTTTTGCCAGTTTTTGAAATCTTGGCACGGGTATCTGACCCATCCATCGTAACCACAACCGCTAAGACTTACGACTAGAAAGAAGGATGCGATATATCTCTTCAACTTGGCGTTCCAATCTGTCAACCGAGTCTTTTAGGCTTGAGCCACTGTTGGGCTTTAGTTCATTGAGGTAATGCTTGACAAGCCATTTGATGCCAAAGGCTATTGATCCGAAGATAGAGATGAGAGCAACGAAAAAGCCTGCCCAATCGGTTGGATTCATCTTATGGCACCAAGTAAAGAACGGAAACTGTGGTCGTGTTTGGTGATGCTGTCGCCGCATAGATTACACTTTTAGGCGGAACACTCAAATCAATGGTCGTGTTTTTGTCAAACTTAAATCCATTGGTAGAGCTAACATTACTTCCACCTAGAAAGCAAGGATGTGAATCATCGTTGTGCAATCTTACAAGACGATTTTCGCCATAGCTCTCAACTAGAATTTGAGCAGTTGAATTGACAGTGAGTTGCTTGCTTGAAGCCATTTTTCTCCTTCAGTAAGACCCCAATGTTTTCGAATTCGTCTATGTGGTCATCAATGGTGCGAGTGATGTCTTCACATTCGTAAATCATAAGAGGTTGACGAGTGACCTAGTTCTCCCCGAAGCGAGCTGAGTGTAAACCTGAGTCGTGGCAACTGACGAGTGGCGCATTAAGTCGCGCACTGCCAAAAGGTCACCGCCTGATTTCTCAAGCATATTGGTTGCAAAGTAATGGCGACAAGCGTGGAAGGTTTTGACCTCAATGTTTAGGCGCTTCATCTCTGCGCTCGTCATCTTGGAAAGGCAATTGCTTGTCACATTCCACAGACGACCTTGGGTTTTATAGGAAAGAATTACCTCTGCCACCTTTTGGGCCACAGGAACCGACAAGTCAGTTCCGCCTTTGCCTGCAATTCTTAGAATGTAGCCATCATCTCTTTGCTCTAAATCAATGCCTTTGAGGTTGGCAACTTCCATCGCCCTAAGTCCTGCCGAGCATCCGATGATGAACCAATCGCGCATTGGTTGCTTGGCTTCGCTCATCACAAGCCTTGCTTCATTTGGCGTTAGTGGGTGCGGTAGCCCGCGAGATTTGCGAACAGGTGGAAGGTCAAGATAACAGTTGTTAGAAATGACACCCATTTTGTTCAGGGTCTTGAATAAGGATCGGAAGCGAGCTGCGTAAGTGCCTTTTGTTGAAACGGCCTTTGGCACCATCACGGCTGCCATTATGTCCTCAACAGTTGCGATTTGAGGATGAACCCCCATTCTTACCAGGAGGTTGTAATCATTGCGAAACAGAGCCATTGAAAAGCCCTGCATTTGATACCGAGCAAGGAGTTTTTCCTTGATGGCTTCCATCTCTATAAGTTCCATACCTAAAGGCTACCCTATGTTGTCAACCACAATCGCACACGATTGTGCCGAGCCTAGAACAATCCCCTTGCCAAGCTGAAGCATCGTAGCGGATTCCACCGTTTCGCCTACTGGCCTCAAGTGGGCTGCGCCTGGTGGTGGCGCGGTTTTACAAGTAGTAAGTTCAAACAACACCACCAGCCAAACTATAACTTCGACCAGTTTTACTGATGTTACAGGTTTGTCAGTGACAATCACACCATCAAGTGCATCAAATAAAATTGTTATTATGATGGGTGCTGATGTTGGGATTGCTGCTTCTCCTACCGATAGGGCGCAAACAGAGTATCGAATTCTTAGAGGTGCAACTGTTTTAACAACTTCCTCTGCCTATCATATTGGAGACGATGGAGAGGTATATGACGGAGGTTATCAAGGATTTCTTATTTACGACTCTCCTGCAACTACATCAGCAACAACTTACAAAATACAAGGAAGAGTTTTGAGCGGAACAAATAGTGAAAGCCAAACTTGGGGCGATTATGCCTACATTATTGCAATGGAGGTTGTATGAGAAACGCAGTTTTTTTAAGTCAAGCAATTTCTAGCCTCAAACCTAATAGTGAATTTACATTTTATGGCGAAGATTACCTTAGTATTCAATGGTTCAAATTAGAAGGAGAACCTCCTACTTTAGAAGAAGTTGAACAAGAAGTTCAAAATCAAAAAATTTTATTTGACACCAAACAAGAACAAAGGCAGGCAGCAAAAAATTCTGCACAAATAAAATTGCAGGCTTTAGGTTTAACTGAATTTGAGATCAAGGCTTTGATAGGCTAAGCACAATCCTCTGAGATTGTGCCGAAGTTTGTAGCGGATAGTTCAGTTTCACCGACAGGCTTAAAATGGGCAGTTGATCCTGTAGCCGATGTGGTGACTACTGCTGGCGATTTAATCTATGGAACTGCTGCTGATACAGTAGCAAGACTAGGCATTGGAACAGCAGGACAAGTCCTCAAAGTTAATTCTGGTGCAACAGCTCCTGAGTGGGGCGCTGCTGGTGGGTCAATAACCTCAGCAGCAGCAAGAGTTGAGACTGACCAAGACACAACTTCTACATCTTAT